AATGTTAATATAACGGACGGGAGAAGTTAATGACATACGCAGAATTAAAACAAAAAATTATAGACTACACAGAAGTATCTAGTAATGTTTTTACAGATATTATTTTAAATGGTTTTATTGAAGATGCTGAACTTAGAATTTTAAGAGAAGTAGATTCTGATAATAATAGAAGATATGATACAGCAAAATTAGTTCTTAATACTAGATTTGTAGATACACCTGATAATTTATTAATCGTTAGATCTGCTCAAATTGTAGATTCTGATGGTACAGCTTTAGCAGATAACAGAGATTTTCTTCAATATAGAGATACTAATTTTATGGCAGAGTTTAACCCTAAAGGAGAAACAGGTGTTCCCAAATACTATAGTTACTGGGATGAAAGCACTTTGGTATTTGCTCCAACTCCAGATGCGACCTATACAGTTCAAATAAATTATATCTTGAAAACACAGGGATTATCGTCTACAAACACTACTACATACTTAAGTCAAAAATTTCCCAATGGTTTATTGTATGCTTGCCTAGTTGAGGCTTACGGATTTTTAAAAGGTCCTGTTGACATGTTTCAGTTATATGATAAAAAATACACAGAGGCAGTCAAAGGATTCTCAATTGAACAAATGGGAAGACGAAGACGGGATGAATACCAAGCAGGTGTTCCTCGAATAGGAAAACAATAGGAGATAAATTATGGCAATAACACAAGCAATTTGTAACTCATTTAAGAAACAGCTTTTAGAAGCTGACATGAATTTCAAACAAACTGGTGGTGATAAGTTCAAATTAGCTCTTTACATTTCTACAGCAACTCTAAACTCGGCAACGACTGCGTTCACAGCGACAGGTCAAGTTGGAAACAGTGGTCAATACGCTTCTGGTGGCGGAGCTCTTGTTAATGGTGCTACTTCTATATCAGCAGGTGTAGCGAGAGTAGACTTCGCAGACAGATCGTTTACTGGAGTAACGTTAACTGCTAGAGGAGCAATGATTTACAATACATCATCTGATAGTACTAATGCATCAGTTTGTATTTTAGATTTCGGAAGTGATAAAACAGCTACATCAGGAACTTTTACAATTCAGTTTCCAGCGCCAACATCAACAGCAGCGATTCTAAGAATCTCTGGTTAATTAGGAGGTAAACTCCTATGAGCACAGGTGCATGGGGCCAGGTAACCTGGGGTTACGCTAAATGGGGCGAGTTAGGAGATGCTAACGCATCACCTAATAACACTAACCTATTAGCTACAACTACTTTAGGTACAGGCACTCAAGAAGGTGAAATTAATTTAGGTTGGGGTAGAGCTAATGGTTGGGCAACTTTTGGTTGGGGTATTCCAGGAACTTTACTAGCGTCTGGAATTCAAGCAACTGCAAATTTATCTTCCGTAACTATTGACAATGAAATAAACACAGGATGGGGATCTGATACTTGGGGAACTGAGTTATGGGGATCTTCTGGATTAAATGTTCCTGTTACCAACACTAATTTATTAATTACAGCTGCTGAAGGAAGTGCAGGTCTTGCATTTGATGGAGATTCTAATTTAACTCTTACAGGATTACCTTTAACTGCTACTTTAAATAATGTAGATGGTTTTGCTGCTTTTGTTGCAACGCCTACAGGTTTTAATATGACAATGCAGCTGTCCTATGACCCTGAAATAATAACTCCTGCTTCTTTACCTATAACTATGAATCAAGGTACGGCTAACCTTGATGCAAATACAATAGTAGAAGTAACCTCTACTTCTGTAGGTTATTGGGGATATAAATCTGCGTGGGGTAACTTTGCTTGGGGTAATGGAGTAACTGAAACTTTAGCTATGTCTATGCTCGAAAACTTTTCGGGAGTAGATCCAGCGCCAGATGTTTCTTTAACTGGAAATGCAATGGCTGCTGCTTTAGCTGCTGGAAATACTTTTAACATTATTGGAGATGCAAATGTGCCTGTAACAAATGTAGCTAATAATTTATCAATGGCTATCACTACAGGTAATGCTGAATTAGAAGCATTAACTCAAGTAGATGTAACAGGATTTCCTTTAACAGCTATTTTAAGCAGTGTTGCTGAAGTAACAGGTAATGCAAATATATTTCCAACAGGATTTGGATTGACAAATAGCTTAGGAACGGCTACAAATGTATTGATTTGGAACGAAGTTAACACTGGCACAGCACCAGTTGATCCTCCAGGATGGCAAGAAGTCAATACTAACGCTGCATAATTATAGTTTGACACTATAAAAAAATTTTAATAATATAAGTAAATCGGAGTATAAAAATATGGCTAATTCAACATCAGCAAGTTTAAAACTTACAGTTCAAGCTACTGGAGAAAATTCAGGAACTTGGGGACAAATTACAAATACAAACTTATTAATCGTAGAACAAGCAATCGGTGGTTTTGAAGCAGTTGCTGTTACGACTGGAGCAACTCTTGTTTTTACAAATGGTGCTCTATCAAATGGTAAAAATGCAGTTTTAAAATTAACAGGTACAATTGCAGGTGCGGTTAATGTAGTAATTCCGAATTCAATTGAAAAAACTTTTGTAGTTGACAATGCTACTTCTGGTTCTCACGCAGTAACTTTTAAAACTTCTTCTGGTACAGGTGTGACTTGGGCAGCGGCAGATAAAGGTACTAAAATGGTTTACTCTGATGGTACTAATGTTGTTGATACAGCATTTACAGAATTATCTTCAGACTTTTCACCACAACTTTCAGCAGACTTAGATACAAACAGTCAAAATATTACTATTGATGACGCTCATGGTGTTATTGATGAAAATGGTAATGGACAATTAATTTTTCAAACAACTGCTTCGGCTGTAAATGAATTTGAATTAACAAACGCAGCTACAAATAACGCACCACAAGTTGCAGTTAGGGGTGGTGACACTAACATAGATATGAATATTACACCAAAAGGAGTTGGTAGAGCAACTTTCAATGGTCAAGGTAAAATTCAAAGTGTTGCAGAAAAAGTTACATCTTCAGCAACTGCAGCTACGGGAACAATTAACTATGATGTTCTTACACAAGCAGTTTTAAATTTTACATCAAACGCTGCAGGAAACTACACTCTAAATATTAGAGGTGATGGATCAAATTCTTTAAACTCAATTATGGACACAGGTGAATCAATCACTATTGCACACTTAGTACCACAAGGTGGATCTGCTTACTATAATAACGTAGTTCAAATTGATGGTTCTACTGTTACTCCTGAATGGCAAGGCGGTGCTGCACCTAGCGAAGGAAATGCAAGTTCAATTGATGTTTATACATATACAGTTATAAAAACTGGAGATGCTACGTTTACAACATTAGCAGCACAAACACAGTTTGCGTAATAAAAAAAATTAGGAGGAGAAAGATTATGCCACTATTAGGAACACTTGGAGCAGGATCAGCTAAAGGTTTTGGTCTAACATCGGGTAGTACACCTACTTTAGAAGTTGATTATTTAGTTGTTGCTGGAGGTGGTGGCGGCGGTGTAGATGATGGCGGCGGCGGTGGCGGCGGCGGAACGCGAACATCTTTTCCCGGTGGAACTAAAATAGCACTAGAATCTGGAACAACTATTACAATTGGAAGCGGCGGCGACGGTCAACCAAATTCAGGGCCAGGCCCTGTAACAAGAGATGCTGCTAAAGGTCAAAATTCAACAGCTGGAGATATTACATCAACTGGTGGCGGAGGCGGAGGCCCTCCTAGAACAGCCGGCGGTGCTGGCGGTGCTGGCGGTGGTGGATCTAATTCTCCTTTTCCCGGTGGAGCTGGAAACGAAGGTGGTTTTCCAACACCTGAAGGAGCCCCTGGTGGCGCCGGTGGAGGAAATAACTCTGGCGGCGGTGGCGGCGGCGGTGGAGCTAGTGGAAATAGTGGAAGTGCTGGCCCCGGACCTACTAACGGAGGCTCTGGAGGTGGTGGAACATCAAATTCAATTTCAGGAAGTTCACAAACAACTTCTGGCGGTGGCGGCGGTGGCGGAAATAGCCCTGGTGGTTCTGGCCCTGCAAATGATGGTGGAGGACCTGGTGGTGCAGGAAACTCTTCTACAGCAGGTACTGGAGTAGATGGAACTGGCGGCGGCGGTGGCGGCGGCCCTGGAGGTGGACCTAATCGTACTGGTGGTTCTGGTGGAAATGGTTTTGTTATATTGAGAGATCCTGCGGGAACAGCAGGAGTATCTATTGCTCCTGGAGCAAACACTGTTACTCCACAACCTGACGGATCTATTGTTTATCTTTTTACAGTAACAGGGACATTTAGTTTTTAATATGACTATAAATACAACATATAAATATGCAGCTAAGTTAGAGCTTAAACAAGATTTGTTTAATGTAGGACAACAAAATAAAGTTATAACTGAAATTATAACAGTAGATCCTTCTACGGAAAATATTTCAGTTTTTTGTGAAAAAAGAAAGGGCGGTGAATGGAAAGAATTATCTAAAAAAATGCCTTTAAATTCTGTTTGGAACGGAACAAAGTTTATTCTTTCTCAACCCCATGCTTCTTGGTCTTTAGACGAAGAAACTGGTGACTGGAATGCACCGGTATCTAAACCGAGCAATCCTACATTTCAACAAAATGATTTTCCTGTGGATACTTATTGGATAACTTGGAACGAAACAGATCAAAGATGGGAAGGTCAAAATAAACAAGACAATCAAAACTATTATTGGAATCCTGATAATTCTTCTTGGAACTTAATATAAAAATCTAGACACTTAGTTTTAAATAGTATATATCTTTTATATAAAGATTATGAATAATTATAAAGATTTATATTGGTTTTTTGAAAATAAAGTAGATACAAGAACTTGTAAAAAAATAATTGCACTTCATAATAAACAACAAAAAGAACTAGGTCGAATAGGAACTTTTCCTAAACAGACTTTTAAAAAATTAAATAAAAAACAAAATAAATCTTTAAAAGAAAAAAGAAATTCTTATGTAACTTTTTTCAACAAAGATTGGATATTTAAATTACTAAAACCTTTTATTTCTACGGCAAATAAAAATTCAGGTTGGGATTTTAATTTAGATTGGTGCGAACCAGTTCAAATAACTAAATATGTTGGAAATAAAAAACAACATTATGATTGGCATTGTGACACAGGAGTTGAACATGTCGAAAATGATGGTAACAATAAAATAAGAAAGTTATCTATTGTTATTTCCTTAAGTGATTCTAAAGATTATAGGGGAGGTGATTTTGAATTTCAATATAGATCAACCGATGATCCTACTTTAATAACTCCAGTTCCTATTTTAAAAAACCAAGGAACAGTAGTCGTATTTCCATCTTACATATGGCATAGAGTAAAACCCGTTACAGAAGGTGTACGATATTCTTTAGTAGCTTGGGTTAGAGGAAAAAAATTTAAGTAATGAAATTTATATTATTAAAAAAATTTATAAGTACAAAAGATCTTAACAAGATTAAAAAAGATATTATTGTGGATTTTAAAAAAAATAAACACAAAGATAATTTAAACTCAGGCACACAAACTAAACCTAATTTACATTTAATTCATACAACACCGCATTGGAAAAGATTTTATAAAAAATTAAATACAATAATGTTTAAAATAAATCAAAAAAAAATAATAAAATCTTGGTGTTTAAAAATTAATAAAAAAGAAAAAAATTTTTTTCATAAACACAAAGAGAATACTTTTACTTCTGTGTTTTACTTACAAAACGATAACTATGAATTAGGCACCCATCTTAAACAAGATCTTTTAGGAAATAAGCATGAGTTTATAATTCCTGGTTATGAAAATTCAATTGCAATTTTTCAAGGAGATATTCCCCATGATGCCGTGTTTCCATCTTATAAATTAAAAAAACCTAGATACACTATTGTAACCGATTATGAATAATTTTAAAAAAAATAAATATTTAATTGTTAAAAAAGCTATTGATTTAAAAATAATTAAATTTATGACTGATTATTTAAATTTAAAAAAAGATGTTGCCAAAACAATGAGAGATATAAATTACAAAGATCCTCATCAAATTTTAGGAACTTTTACAGATACACAAATTCCAAATACTTTTTCAATATATTCAGATGTGGCAAACGAAGTGTTATTAAAAAACTTAATACCATTAATGGAAAAAAAAACTAAATTAAAATTAGTTCCTACTTATTCTTATGCTAGAGTTTATAAAAAAGGGGATGAACTTAAAAGACATAAGGACAGAGATAGTTGTGAGATATCAACAACTTTAAATTTAGGTGGAGATCCTTGGTCAATATATCTAGAACCATCGGGAAAACATAACATGAAAGCAATTAAAATAGATTTAAAACCAGGAGACATGTTAATATATAAAGGTTGTGACTTAGAACATTGGAGAAAAAAATTTAAAGGCAAACAATGTGTACAAGTATTTTTACACTACAATAAATATAAAAATAAAAAAAATATTTATGATGGTAGACCCCATTTAGGGTTACCTAATTTTTTTAGAAAATAATGAAAGCATTTAAACATAATAATAAAAATAATTTTTTAGCCGGATGGTATATTAATAAAAAAGTATGCAAGGATTTAATTAATTTTTTTGAAAAAACAAAAAAAACAAACGCTGGGACAAAAGGACCAGGAACTGTAGGAAAATACGGCGGTGGTATTCAAATAGATTTAGATATAAAAGATTCTATAGATTTACCTTTAATTGCTACAAAAAATGAAAAATTTAAAGAAGTAAATAATTATTTATTTGAATTACAAAAAGTATTGAATAATTACAAAGACAAGTATATTTATTCTAATCTTCATCAACATACATATGTTTTAAATGAATCCTTTAATATTCAAAAATATCAAAAAAATGGAGGATTTAAAAAATTTCATTATGAAAGAAACGGTAATCCTAAATTTACTAATAGACATTTAGTTTTTATGACATACTTAAATAATATTAAAGATAAAGGAGAAACTGAATGGTACTATCAAAAACTAAAAGTTAAACCTGAAACAGGTTTAACTTTAATATGGCCTGTAGATTGGACGTTTACACATAGAGGAATACCCTCTAAAAAAGAAATAAAATATATAGTAACAGGATGGTACTCGTATGTATAAAAATTTTATATTAGAATCTAAAAATTTTTTAACAACTAAAGAATGTAAATATTTAATTAAAGAATATAAAAAAATAAGCAAACCTTCTGAAGAAAAAGGACATGGTTATAATTATGTTGATTTAGAAGGCAAACCAGCTTTTAATCAGTTAACTGTATTAATGCTACCTGTTTTAACAGAATATAAAAAAAAATACCCAGAAGTAGATTTAACTAAAAACAAATGGGCTTTAACTCATCTGAGGTTTAAACATTTTAAACCAGGTAAATTATTTGAAAAATTTCATTCAGAACATAGTTATGAACATGCTACAAGATTACTTAATATACAAATATATTTAAGTGATCATAATTGTGGAACAGAATTTTATAATAAGAAAGTAATAAAATCTGAAGAAGGTAAGATAGTTGTTTTTCCTTCCTATTTTACTCACACACATAAAGGGCAAAAATGTCCTGATAAAAAAAATAGGTATATAATTACTGGATATGTAAACTTTTTAGATTTAACCTAAGAAGTTAATTTTTGTAATTTAGATTTTAAATCAGCTATCTTATTTAAAAATTCATCATTAATTTTACCTAAAGCTTCTATTTGAGTTTCTAAATTTAAAATGTGTTTTTTATAGTCTAAATTTAATAACACTTCAGATTTTTTTACATTTTTTTCCATCTCGACTTTTTCTTCTAAATCTTTTATGATAGCATTTTTTATTTCTATTTCTGTCATATGATTAAATTTATTAGTTTATTAGAAAAAGTCAAGTATCCCAGTCTCAATCAAAAGAATAAGGAGTTGTGGGATATTGAAGGTATTATTAAAAATAAATCCAATCAATCCTTTAAATTTGATTTAAGACCCCTTAAGAATAATGCAAAAAGAGGATCATTTAAAACTAAGGCTGACAAGATAGTTTATGAAATTAAAGATCAATATGTTATTGTAGATGTAGATGAACTACATAATTATCTAAAAGAAAATTCATTTAAAGTGGTTAAAATAGAGGATTTGATATCCAAGCTAGATTGGAATATAATACTACCAAAATAATAAAAACCTTATATATTCAACCTTATGGCATTAAAAAAAGTAGATTTTGCAGCAGGTTTTAATAAACAAAGCGTACCTTCAGCTCTTCCTGGACAATGGG